GTGAATAAAATCATGCTACGAAGTCTTCTCCTGGTTGCCATTCACAACCTGTAAGACCGCCTGCCTGTAGCCCTTGTAAAGTTCTAAGAACTTCATGGGCATTTCTGCCTGTATCTAGTGCATTAACTGATACATGCTGCACGATATTATTTTGGTCAATGATAAAAGTAGCTCTATAGCATACTCCTTCATCTTCATCAACAATACCAAGCTGGTCAGCAAAGTACAATCCGCAATCTGCTGCGAGTGTATGTTTGATATTTCCAATCAATTCATTACTTTGTTTCCAAGCTAACTTACAGTACTCATTGTCGCCGCTGATTCCTATAACGTTTGCATGGTCTACTAATAAGTCCATTCCCTGAATTTCGGTTGGACATATAAAAGTAAAGTCTTTTGGGTAGAAATAAATTACACTCCAGTCGTGTTTAAGAGGCTCGTAAGTCTCGGTCACACTAGCGACAACAAATTCGTTATCTTCGTCTACTCCATTTAGGGCAAACGCTGGAAATTTTTCTCCTACTCCAATCATGATACGTCAAACTCCTCATCTACTGTTTCGTTAGATTCAGCACCTTGAATTCTTTTCAGCAATTCTAACTGTGCATCAGGTGTAGGTCTAGGAAGAACGTCGTCCATAGACTTAAGGTCTGCAACGAGTTCTTGTTCCCAATCTTCTAATGCTCTTGGCTTACACTTAAGCATTTGTAGTTGATACTCAACATTAAATACCTGTGGGCCAGTCTTCAATCTCTTGAAGTAAATATCCCAACCTGTCTCAGGGTCAGTAGGATTACCGAGGTCTTCCATAGCCACTAAGATTTGGTCAAAGAGTTTCCTCTTTAGGTTAACAACTTTGACAGTTTTGTCAGAGTAGTCAATGCCCTGGACTGCATAAGCCCAACCGCATTTTAAGTCAGGGTAAAAATCACGAACGTGATCATGCTCTACATTGTTAAAGGTTTCTGAGTTCCTGTCGAAAGACAAACACTCCATAGGAATGTTTTTGTTGTTCTCGCCTTTAATCCAGTAGACGTATCTTGGAAGTAAGTCTCCAACCAGTCTGATGTGGTGGTCTTCCTTGTTGCCAAAATTGTATGTTTCAATCTTGGACTTTTGGGCTGAGCCCTTAGTTGTATTAAAGCCTATTGCCATAATATTCTCCTTATAATGTCTCCTCGTATTTGAAATGAATCTTTCCATCTCTAATCTCGAGCAGTCTGTTTTGGTTAATCGTGTCCTCACTTACTTGACAGAAAATGAGGTCTAAAGTGGTGTCTTTTGTTTTTGCGTACTCATAGGGATTGCGGAATGATGCAACACCTACATACTCTGCAACCTCTTTATCACTAAAAGCACGACCTTTCTGTAGTAAATCCTCAGCATTAACTAAGAACGAACTACCATGAAAGGATTTTTCATAAAACTTAAAAGTTTTATCATAATAATTCTTTGGTGTAATTTTAAAAGTTATAATTCTCATAATGGTAATTATGTCAGCAACGTTGCCGTTACTCGCTTCTAAAATCTTCTTCCAGTCAAAATATATCATATATTATACCAATTTTTTGAGGGGTTGTCAAGAACTATTTTTTTCATGTATTTAATTCAAATAATTTTCTGATTACTTAATGTTTATCTTATAATCTTGTTTCACATAATATCCCATTCGTGCGTTTGCCTGTCTAGCAGCCGTCTTACCTTTTAAATGGATATCTACTACTTTTGGTTGTATTTTACCTTCTTTCTTACGGATTACTCTACCGATTAGCTGTGTGAGAAGTGGCTCGTTATTTACAGGGGTAGCTAGGATTAGACAACTCAATACGTCTAAGGATATACCCTCAGAGAATATTGATTGTGTACCAAACAAGATATTCTTGTCACCGCCCACTCTACGCATTGTATCTTCTCTTTCTGCAAAATCCATATCTCCAGTTATGCAAACCGAATTTTCACCAACTAATCGTTGACAGACTTTCAAGAACGCCACTCTATCCGATACTACTAGTACCTTATGCCCTTCCGCGGCATATGTTGACGCAATCAGAGCCACACTATGTACATATTCTTCGTTTTGAGTGAGATGAGTGACTCTTTCCGCCCAAGGAGTAAAGCTCCCGTCAAGGAATCTTACTTCAGATTTTATGACATCAATTTGAGGTGTCATGTAATTTTCTTTTGGCGGCTTAAGTACTGTATTGCCGAAGTAATCTCTGAAAACTACATGTCTGCCGTCTTTTCTCTCAAGTGTTCCTGTTAGTCCTACTTTGTATCTTGCGGGCATTTCGTCTATAATACGTGTAAAGGTCGGTGAACTCACGTGGTGCATCTCGTCTAAAACGACTGTCCCGAATAAATGTTTTATCTCCTCTATCTTGCGGTATAAACTCTGTATGTTCCCCACTACTATTGGGGACGAAGTGTCGAAGCTCCCGCTCCCGATTCGCCCAGGTTGTATGCCGAAACATTTTTTCACCTCTTTTTCCCATTGATTCCTCAAATTAGTTGTATGTGTTACTACAAGCGTTTTCTGACCAAGTTTTGCAGCTATGGCTAGACCTGTAAAAGTCTTTCCCCAACTTACCCAAGCGTTAATTATACTGTTGTCTTCTACTGCGTCATAAACCTCTTGCTGGGACGCACGTAACTCGAACTTAAACTCAGGAAACTGTGTCGGCGCTTGTACGCGTTTGTCGATAATTTCATACTCGTCTGGTACCAAGTCCAATCTGCCGACAGGTATGGACACCAAACCCTCTCTTAAGGGTCGTATTGTTTTTATTATCATTGGTGGGTCTTGTGGCATACGCGGAGGCAAACTATAAGTTAGCTCTCTTTCGAGATTTTCAAGCATAACAGCATCTCCTTGAAGCTGTATTCTGTTACTTATTACTGCCTTCATCTACCTAGCCTAATTAAGAGGTCTAAATCCTCTTGTCTCCAGCGGGCTGCTTGTTGCGGGTGGTTATTATCCCACGGGCTACTCCAACCTGTCTTGTTTTTTCTTTCTATAACGTGTCTAGGCAAGTAATCTTTCATTATTTCTCTCATAAGATATTTAGTTGTGCCTAGTTCCAATCCTTTAAATTGTGTAAATCTTGTTTTTGTTGGCAAAGTCATGTTATATTGTACATATCTTTGCGTCAATAAAGGTATTCTAGCCTCCATTCCAAATAATCCTACTGTTTGGTCTGTTGCTAAAATATTCTGCTCTGATGTAGTGAGCAAATCTATAAATAATGAGTTCGCCATAGGGTCTGATAAATCTAAAACCTTATGGGGAAACCATCTCCATTCTTTTGCCATTTTCATCATGTCTTCGCAGTAACCTTTTTGAAATCTTTTATCATGGTGTAAGTATCCTGAGAATAATTCGTCTCCACTATCTCCAGTTAGCACTACTTTACACCCATATTCTGCAGCAGCTTTAGCAAGTTTATACCTTGGCCCTTGTCTGTTGTGGTCTGACCATGCGTAATGCGTACCCGCTAACCAAGTCTTTCCTAAAGCGATTCTTTCATCTCTGCCTAAGTCTACTTTTACTACTTTTCTGCCCCATAATTCGCCAGATTTTAGTGCCATTTTACTTTCGTCTTGAAATCCCCAATGTTCGTGTGAATTTCCTCTTTCATTCGTATAACCGCAAGTGAAAAGCGTGATATCTTTTGTACTCTCACGGCATATACTAGCTACTAGCTGGCTATCGAACCCGCCACTTAGGAATATTGCATGTTTATTATCAGTATTTCCATAGTTTGCTACTTTTAAAATAGACTCTTTTGTCTTTTCTCTAAATTCTTCCGCATCAAACTCTTTTTTGTGAAAATTTAACCAATTCCACAAGTTTCTGCGTGTAAGTTTGAAATTATTATTTATATCAAACTCTAAATACCCACCTGGTTCTACTTTGTGGGTATTTTTCCAAATACATTCATCTCCCATAGAGCCGAATTTGGTTGTTCTATCTTGTAATTCTTTGTCTAAAAATGACTTACAGCTTGTACTAAATTCAAAGTCTTTACCATCGTACTTCCACCATAAAGGTTTAGTACCAAATTGGTCTCTAATTAGTGTAAGTCTATTTGCTTTTGGATTATAATATGCAATCGAGCCATGCCAATCACTCCATTCTAATACTGATACTCCGTATTTATCAAGCATTTTGCCCAACCACACAGTATCGTTTTGCATACGAGAATCATACATTTCTCCATTAAAAAGTAGTATGTTTCCGTTGGGAGTTGTTATTGGCTGAGTCTGTCCAGCACCTGTAATATCTAGTAAACAATGTCCAAGACTAAATGTTGCATCTGACCAGTATGTAGACGCGTCGGGGCCTCTATGCTCTTGTTTTTGTAGCATAAGTTTATGTATAGCATGGTTAGTTGTTCCTACAAATCCGCACATTAGCCATACCAGCCTATAATTATATTAGTAGTAATAAAAAAGCAGGTTATCACACCTACTACTTCGTAAAAAATTACCCATCTATCTCTTCTACTCATACTTCCACGTTTGTCCTTTTGATACTTCTTGCCCCTTGTAAGGTAGCCAAATTACTAAACTTAATTTTTCTCCACCACTTACAGGCGTAACTCTATGCATTACAGTTTCATCATACAATATAATACTTTTGTAAGGGTTTGTAGTATTGTGTCCTTTCATTTCAAAATCTCCACCATCATGTTCATAGTCAGGAGTAAGATTTATACTAGCTCCAACATGACATAAATTTTTATCTACATGCCATTGTAATCCTTTACTTCCAGTTTTATAATGCATAAGCTGTGCATAAGAATCTTCCCTAAAAGTAAAAGGTTTTTTCCAATTTTTTTCTGCTATTTTTCTTACTCTATCAAATATCTTAAAAGGACTAAGTATAGAGTAATAGTCTCTGTCAACAAAAGTTCTTTCTCCGCCTGTTATTAACGAAACTTGTTTAGAAGGATTTTTTATTGCGTAGTCTTTGTACTCTCTAAAAAATTGTACTTCTTCTTCGCTTACAAAATTAGTTATCTTGATCGCCGTCATGATTTAGTTCTGTAAGTTCTTTTTGTACTTTCTTAAAATCTTTTTCTAGTTCATCTACACAAATCCAACTTATGATAGTATCTTTATCAATGTCGTCCCATCTCTGAAATTCAATGTCATAACAAATCATTTTGTCGTTCTGGTCTTGTTTCCATTTTTGAGAATTTACAATTCTTTTCCCATCTGGTATAAATTGAGGACAAAGAGTTAATTCTCTCTTTTTCTGTTCACCAGAAATAAGACTTGTGTACTCTACTAGTACAACACCTTTTTGCATCTTTTCTACTATCTTATCTATGTCCATCTAAATACTCCACGAACTCGGTGTATCCACCAATGTTCTCTCCATCTATCCTAATTTGAGGGAATGTTCTAGCAGTTGGAAAATTTTCTGCAACAAAACTCATATCAAAATCCGCACCTAGTAACTTATATTCATAAGTATGTGGTGTTTCTTGAATAAAGGACTGTGCAGCAAATTTTGCCTTATCACAAAAAGGACATTGTGTTTTTCCAAAAATTTCAATTTTCATATCTTTCTCCATGTGGATTTTTGTCTTTCTTTGGCAAAGTCATATATTGCCATTGGTAGTCCATCTCGGTACATTACCCCTGCCCATGTCAATTCATCGGAAGGTGGACTTTTTTCTGCAAAAGGAAAAGGGCAATCTTTTAACCACAATACAGTTGCCGTAGTCTTTTTCTCTCGTTTTCTAATTTTGTGATAATGTATTTTTACTGTTTCTGTCTTTTCGTAATTAAATACTTTACCGTTGTTATCTATAAAGAATTTGCCTCTATGTCTCATTAGCCCAGTCATATCTTCTATCATATATCTTAGAGGATAAATACTGTGCATAGGACTCTGTATTCTACGAGTTCCTAAATTATGTCCTGACATATTTTTATCATCAAGTACTTGGTCATCTAGCCATAATATACCGTCAATTAACTCTACATTATCACTATGTATAACAAAACAAGGAAAACGTAAATCGTCCTTGTCTTTTACTAAATACTCATTCTGCTTTTCCATGTTTAGTCGCCAAATTCTACGCTGTGAGCGTTTTCGAGCTTGGTAACTCCGATTCATTCTGCGATTCAATAAATTTCCTTAATATTGGCATTGCTTCATTAAGAGGCGTTGGTTCGTAAACCCACTTAAAGCCATCATATCCATACTCATCAGGCTCAGTGCCTAAATACTTTAAGTGTTCCATTTCTTTTTCAAAAAACATCATAATACTATGTGTTTGTTTATATAAATCCATAATACAGTTATCACAACCCGTTACTCTCTGATTCCAACCTGTAGTCCAAATATAAGCATTAGCGTTATTAAAACTAGGTATTGGGAATAAAGATATGGTTGGGTCAGTAATCCATGCCTTATCATAAACTGGATATGTTCTTTCTTTATATGTGTAAGCATGGTGTGGTGGTATTATTCTTACACAAGCTACCATCTCACCCGCTGGGTTTTCAATCCATAAATAAAAAGACTTACTTTCTAGTTCATCTACT